GGCGAAGAAGTACATGTCGAGGAGCTCTGCGTCTGGTCATGGGTTCGTTCAGACTCTCCTCGGTGGCATGGCTGGTGAGGTCTACCGGCCTGCGTTCTCGCTGTTGAGCCGGGTTGACAGTGCAGCTGCGGGAATGGCTGAATGGATCGATCGGACCTTCCGTTCCAGTTTCGTGTTCACGCCGGGTCAGTTCCATGAGCCAGTGGGCTATATTCGCTTGGGAGAGCAGTGCGATTTACTGGTCCACGGGTTGAGGAAGCTGGGTGCTGGTGCGATAGTGGCTTCTAGTAGACCAGTGGCAGGGATGCCAGGCGGGTTGCTCGCCGGGGTTTTTGTGTCAAAGGCCGCAGACGCGACCTTCCAAAGGCTGGACTCGGGCTGGGCAATGGTGAAGTCCGTTACGATTCCGGCTGGGCATTCGTGGCTCCCGGGTCAGGTGGACGTGGGTCATCGGGACTATTCGACTGAGGAGCAGTTGCTTTTTGAAGAGGATGTAGACGTTGGTGCAGCGGAGGACTTGCTGGCTGCCGCCCGTCGCAACAATGTAGTGGGCTTGGCATCTGAAGGTATGAGGACTGTTAGTGCCACGGTTGTGGTGGGTGATCGTGCACCTGCACCAGTTGGTTTGCCTGAGGTTTCCGAGGATCCGGTGGGTGATCTGAACCGGTTTTATTCTATGGTCAATCCCGGGGTGGCGCCTCAGGACCTGGAACAAGACACGGCTTCGATTGCTTTGGATCCTCAGGACAGGTATGTGACGGCTGTGAGGATGGTCGTCCCCACTGACATGTCGTCGGTACCGAGAACTAGGGAGGTGTATCTGAGTCGGATTCAGGCACTTAATGTGAGCAAGAGGCAGAACACTTTGCAGGAGCTTGTTTCTGCCACGGCAGCTCGCAACTTGAGTGCGCCTCAGGTGTCGTTGCCACAGGATGAAGATGCTGCCATATTGGATATATGGAAGGTGTTCTTGGATACAGCGTGCGTGCCCGGGGCCAGGGAGAAGCTGGTGGGTTACAGGTCGGACCCCGTGGCGCTTACGGAGTTCGGTTTGGCCGATTGGGCAAGGCAGGCAGACCCGAAGAAGCGGGAGCGTGTTGTTAAGGCGTTGGAGGCAGGAGAGGAAGCGCTTGAGCAGATGGATGTTGGTGAGTACTTGTTGATGCTCAAGGCTGATGTGAAGCCTGATCTCACGACAAAACCAATATTTAATCGTATTGAACCTCAGGTGATTGCTTACCATAAGACTGAGTTGAACGCGCTGTTTAGCGCGATCTTTCGGGTGGTTATGCGCAGGTTCTTGTCGCTGCTCAAGCCGAACTACCGGTTGGTCTTGCTCAAAGATATGAGGGAGGTCGAACGAGTGCTGCAGAACGTCCATCCTTTCGGTGGTATCTACAAGTACTTGGAGAACGATTTCTCGAAGTACGACAAGTCTCAGGGGCGGTTTGTGTACTTGCTGGAGGCGTTCGTGTTCACGGAGCTGGGCATGGACGAGGCTCTGCTAGCTCACTGGTTGTCTGGCCACAAGGTTGCTAAGCTCAGGTCTGTAGCTTTGATGATGTCACTTCATGTGGATTATCAGCGCAAGTCTGGAGATGCCACCACGGCTGGCGGGAACGGGATACTGAATCTTCTGAGTGTCGCGTATGCCTACCAGGGGACTGAAGTGGTGTGGGCTGTATTCATGGGTGACGATTCTCTAGTTTGTGCCAAGTCTGTTGGAGGCGCTAAGCACGCTGTGCAGGTGTTGGCGGAGGTCTTCAATTTGGGAGCCAAGACCGTGATCACCGAGCAGCCTTACTTCGCTTCCAACTTTTTGTTGGTTGATAGTGCGAACGCGGTGGTTCGGTTTATCCCGGATCCTGTGAAGAGGGCTGCGAGGTGGTCGATGAGTGTGTCTGCAGAAGACCCTCAGTGGAACGAGAGGTGGGTGTCGGCCCGCGACGCTTGCATGGCTTACACTGACGAGGCGAGCTTGACTGCTCTGCCGTCGTTGGTGGCAGGCCGGTATGACGTGTCCGTGGGCGTGGTGGCACCTGCTGTCCGGGCTGTGGCAGCTGTCGTGCAAGGTGAAAAGGCTTTTAGGTCTATGTGGGAGGAAGAGTCCACGGTTGTTAGTTATGGTTAGTTTGTCAGTTTGTCTATTTGTTGTTTGAGTTTCACTTAATGCATGTGAAAAAAAA